TCCCAAGCCGCCTACCAGCTAATACCCGTGGCCTACGACCTAAAGTCGGGCGGTTACCTGTTTAACTACCGCGGCCAACGGTCCATCAGTGAGAAAATATCAGACGCAGTAAACGGTTGGGAGCAACTGCGTAAAGGAAAAGAAGTGTCGGGCGAAGTGGTGCGAAAGATTTACAACTTCATGTCCGTCGGTAATCGCGTCCAACGGGGCTTTAAAAAACTGCCCGCAGTAGACGATCAGGACATGGTTACCTTCGACACATTGTCCGCGGATCACGGCCTTCTGGCTACAAAAGAAATGATCTGGTCTGACGCAATGGACAAACTGCCAGAGACAGACCGGGCATATATCACCTCTCTTTTACGACGGGGCGAGAAGTTTAACGGGATACCCCGCATTACAGCGTCCACGATCCACGGGTCAAAGGGCGGGGAAGCTGATAACGTTGTGTTGTTCACGGACCTTAGTCCCGCCGCGGACGAAGACATGAGGATCAATCCAGACGATATGCACCGTGTGTTTTACGTCGGCGTCACACGGACCAAGAAGAACTTATACATTGTCGATGCAGATGATATGTCAAGGAGTTATGATCTATGAATTGTTGGCACTGTAAAACAGAACTGATCTGGGGTGGGGATCACGACTGCGAGGACTCAGAAGATTACTTGTTTGAATCTAACTTTCACTGTCCAAAATGTAACACTTTAGTTTTGGCATATTATCCAAGGGAGAAAACTAATGAAGAAAATGACTTATGACGAATGGTGCGAACACGAAAAGAAAAAGCGCGAAGAGTACGAAAAGATGGGCGTGACCGATCTTGACGCAGTGCGGACAAGAAAGATGTGGGGCGATCCCGCCGTTAAGGATGAGGACATTCCTTGTGAAAACTTCACATGGGACGAAGAGTTAAACACATTTGTCCACACAGGAAGCTCAAACACGGTGAAGCACTGATGAAACGTGATGACGTGTTGGATGCCGCCAAGCAATTAATTAACGGGCCAAGAGCAAAAGACTACGGTGATGCCTACGAAAATCACGGGCGTATCGCTGATGGTTGGAACGTTATTATGAACGGGGCCCTAAAAAGCCACGGTTACCTAACCCCGGCCCACGTCACGTTGATGATGGACTGGGTTAAAACAAGTCGTCTGATAGAGACGATAGACCATGAGGATTCGTGGATAGATAAAGCCGGATACACCGGACTGGGGGCGGAATTTGTCGAGCGTGATGCCCGTCCCGTAGATAAAATTATTGAGGAAGTAAAAAAAGATGGCAAATTTGCAAATGGCTATGTTCGCCCCCAAAAGTGAATGGGTTCCACCGCTAGAACTCCCGGACATTACTGCGGCAGGAACAATAGCAATCGACGTTGAAACACGGGACCCGAACCTAAAGAAGAACGGGCCCGGCTGGCCAACAAAAGACGGCGAGGTCATAGGATACGCCGTTGCTGTGGACGGGTGGTCTTGTTATCTGCCCACGCGCCACTTTGGCGGAGGTAACTTGGACGAAAAGATAGTCAACAAATGGCTCAAGAAAGTGTTCGAGTGCCCTGCCGATAAGGTTATGCACAACGCACAATACGACTTGGGATGGATTCGAGCGATGGGCTTTGAGATGAAAGGACGTGTCATTGATACGATGCTTGTCGCTGCCCTGCTTGATGAAAACAGGTTTAGCTACAGCCTCAACGCTTTATGCTACGATCTTCTTAACAAAACAAAATCCGAAAAAGCCTTAACCGCCGCGGCTCTTGAGTTTGGGATCGACCCCAAGGCAGAGATGTGGAAGATGCCCGCCATGTATGTGGGGCCCTATGCTGAAGCAGATGCAGAGTTAACTTTGGAACTGTGGCACTATCTGTCCACACAACTGAGCAAAGAAGACCTCTGGCCGATAGCTAATTTAGAGCTAAACCTTCTTCCTTGTCTTGTTGACATGACGTGGCGTGGTGTTCGCGTAGATACCAACCGGGTAGAACGCACACGAGACGCACTTCTCAAGCGCGAAAAGAAGATAATGCAGGAGATAAAACGGCTCACGGGAACTGATGTAGAAATCTGGGCTGCCCAATCGCTCTCTAAATCTTTTGATAAGTTAGGTATAAATTATCCAAAAACAGAAAAGGGCGCACCAAGTTTTACGAAGATGTTTCTGACCGAACACGAACACCCGCTTGCAAAGTTGGTTGTTCAAGCACGTAACCTTAACAAAACTTCCGGCACGTTCATTAACTCAATTATGAAGCACTGCCGCACTGATGGCCGAATACATGGGCACATAAACCAAATCCGGTCAGACGATGGCGGTACAGTTTCGGGCCGCATATCAATGTCCAACCCTAATTTACAACAAATCCCGGCCCGCGACCCAGAGCTTGGTCCTATGATCCGGTCCCTGTTCTTGCCAGAAGAAGGCGAACAGTGGGCGGCAATTGACTTCTCGCAACAAGAACCACGCATCTTGGTGCATTATGCTCACGTTTATGGGCGTAATCGTGGAGTTGCGTTGGAAGGCGCGGCAGAGTTTGTTGACGCATACAATGAAGACCCTGACACTGACTTCCACACGATGGTTGCAGAGATGGCTAACATTCCCAGAAAGCAGGCCAAGACTATTAATTTGGGCATGATGTATGGCATGGGCGTAAACAAACTGTCCGAACAGCTAGATGTTTCGTTAGAAGAGGCCAAGGGTCTTGTAAAGCAGTACCATGACCGCGTACCGTTTGTTAAAGGACTAACCCGCGGTGTTATGAACAGGCTAAACGAGAAATCGTCGGCAGGGGCGTTGCGCTCGCTGGCAGGCCGTAAAGCACGGTTTGACCTTTGGGAGCCAGATACTTTTGCTATGAACAAGGCTATGCCCTACAAAGACGCGGTTGACGCTTATGGGCCCACGACCAAACTAAAGAGGGCCTACACATACAAAGCTATGAACAGGTTAATCCAAGCATCCGCCGCTGATATGACAAAGCAAGCAATGGTAAATTTATATAAGGCAGGATATTTACCTATGGTGCAAATCCATGATGAGATTGCAATGTCGGTAAAAACTGTTGACGACGCAAAGAAAATCGCTCACATTATGGAGACTGCTATACCTCTGGAAGTTCCTAGTAAATGTGATGTTGAAATAGGACCATCTTGGGGCGAAGCACAGTAGTTTGGACACTGCTCGCTTAACTGCCCCGCTTCGGCGGGGTTTTTTTTACTTGACTACCTGTTTTTAACTGATATACGGGGTTTGCGACTAGCCTGTTTTTGGTAACTCAAGACGGGTAGAAAAAAGACGACGCTCCACCCAGTGTCGTCTTTTTTTATGTCCCACTCTTTTCTTGCAATCTTGTATATTTTCCTATATTATCCTAGACATGCGGAAGCGCATTGGAGAGAAAAATGGATACAACACGTTGGAAAAGCATTCTCGTACCGCGAGAAGTGTATGAAGAGATAAAAGAACTGTCAAAAACCGAAGGCCGCACCATTGGCGGGCAGTTACGGCTTGTTTTTGATTGGTACAGAGAATCCAAAAAGGAATTTGCAGATGATAACCAAGGGAACAGGGGAATTTCACAAGAGATTAATACAAAACCTGTGCCCAAAGTGCGAGCAAAAGCTTAAAATTGTTAAAAAAGACGATAAAATCCTCGTAAGGTTCTGTGGCATCTGTAACCTGACTGTAACAGATCAAATAGAAAATGCAGAATATATGGAAGAGGTATGCGATTAAGTATTGCATATCGCATATAAGGGGTTTATAAGGGCTTTTGAGGGTCATGCCTCATGCTCTATAGTTAAGACAAGACTAGCCCCTAGCTCGGTTGCCCCCAGCTAGGGGTTTACTTTTTTTAAAGGAGAAAAAATATGGAAAAAATGTTTGTAAACGGTCTCATGGCAAAAAAACCTAGAGAAACTGCTCCAGATTGGATAAAATGTAACCTAAGTATAAAACGAGCAGACCTCGCAGCGTGGCTCGCGGAACAAAAAGGTGATTGGATTAACGTCCAAGTGTGCGAAAGTAAGAGCGGGGATAAATGGTACGCAGAGGTAGATACATGGGAACCCAAGAAGATGCAGAACTCTTAGAAGAAGGATGGCGGCAGAATAAAGAAGACTTTCTGCAAGCCGTAGAGTGTACGCACGAACTTCTAAAAGAGTTTGAAGAAATGGGTCTTAACAAAGGAGCCGCTATCGGCGGTTCCCTTACTCATCTTCTTTCCCACCTTATCGCCGTGTCCCCCGATCCGGCTACCGCGCTGGGCCTGCTTTCGTCCTGCATGACAAACGCTGCAATAAACGCGACCCGCGCCGCTGAAAACCATCCCGGCAGTGACGGAATACATTAGTTGACTTAATCCCATAATGTCTTATACTTCTCCCACGTTTTAACTAAAGGAGAACGACATGGAATTAATAGACATAAACGAAGTATGCGAAATCACTAAACTTTCTAAATCGACCGTCTTTAAAAAGATAAAAGATGGCACGTTCCCGGAAATCCAAAAAACACCCAGCCCCAGTTCCCGCGGACCACGGCTCGTGAACCGTTGGGACAAAGCAAAAGTAATCGCTTGGGCGTTTGATGATGACGTGCAAGAACTAGATGACATAAAAGATGAAAAGCTTAGAGTGCCCTATGGTGACGCTTTTCTGGAAGAAGCCCGCAAGGGTGAAGGTTCTGGGCCAATGGATTGGGACGAGCCTATAAGCTGGGCTAAAAAAATATCTCGTCACAGATTATTTATCCCGGTAATAATACTGGCTATCGCCGCCATGCTTTACAGTTTGTTAACTTGAGGCAATAAAATGACGGAAGAAGATAAGAAAAACGCAAAAATCCTTACGTTGCAAAGCCAAAACCTAAAACAACGTAACGAAATAACAAGATTAACAGTGGCCCTCGACAAATTAAAGCGAGAAACACAAAATCTTTTAAAGGACGTTAATTGGATGAAAGGCCAACACAGATGAAATGCGAAGAATGTGGCGGTGAAGGGGAAGTGGAAGAAGAGTTTTTTAGACCACAGTCCTTTGACCGCGACATTGGAATAATAGACTCCCGAACAGTTACTTGCGAAGTGTGCAACGGCAGTGGTGAAGTAGACCTCGGTGAAGATGATTTGGACGACGAGTAAAAAATAATACTTGGGAGTTTTTAAATGTTGGCAGAAATGTGCTTGGCCCTTGCTTTGTATCACGAAGCAAGAGGCGAACCCTCTACCGGGCAAATGATGGTGGCTAAAGTAATCGTCAACCGCATGGAGTCCAAAAAATTTCCCTCAGATATGTGCGGCGTAATTATGCAACCACGCCAGTTCTCGTTTGTACAAAAAGGATTGGTGCCCGTTCCTAAAGATGAAGAAGCGTGGAAAATTTCTAAAACCCTAGCTCAAGAAATTATGGACGACCCAAGCGTCCTTCCCTCTACGTCCGCGGACCATTACCATACAACCAAGGTGCGACCCGTTTGGAGAAAGTCCCTTCATAGAATAGTCCGGATCGGTAAACACGTCTTCTACTCTTATGACCCACCTAAAAATTTAACTGTAAGTTTGCGGCCTAAGATACGGAAAAGATAAGAAAAAACAATTTAGTCTTGTCGCAAAAAGACAACTTTTTGTCGTTTTAGGTATATAACTTTATATAAAATTATGTTAATATAAGTTACCGAAGGGGATGAACCTCTTCGGTCAATGTTTCACTTGAAACGTTGGGGGCGGGCAAGCCCCACGCTATTTGACATCGAATTAACCAGCCAGTGCTAGGGTACTGGAAAGGTGGTTCTACATAACTTGGAGTAAAAACATGACAAAAAAAATTTGGTTTGAACCTTCTTATGAAATTGACAATTTCAAAATAGAAAAAACACAAGCAGTTTATGAAATTAATCTTTTAGAATATCATTTCTTTGGTTCAAATTCTTCTGACTGGATAACCGATGTAGACTTTCAAAAAGTTTATAAATATCTATCTAGTAAAACACCAAAGGGTTCCTGCTTTATGATGTTTTTTGTACCCAAACACACTAAGTTTGATTACAAAATTATCAATTACTCTCCACAAGGCGTGGATGCACACTGGTTAGGAACCTATCATATAAATAAATAAACCATAGCCCGCGGTTCACGGATCGCGGGCTTTTTTATGTGGATCGCGGATCACGGCACAATTAAACACGGTTCTATGTATATAGAGAAGCAAATAGAAAAAAAATATTTTTTGTTAAAATAGGTGTGTCCGGTGTAACCGTGTGTCTTTGGGCAAAAAGTCGTTTATATATATAGGGTTATGAAGACACATATTTAAAAATAAAAATGTGCCAATAATGTGAATAAGTGCCAGAGGGCCTAATGTCCAAATCAGCATAAGGGGCCTCAAAAAGTTTTTTTATAAAAAATATATTTGCTTCTCTATATATACAAAAGGGAAGTTTTAAGGCAAAGTATCTGGAAATAACTGGAGAACATTATGGCTAGGAAAAAAGCAGCACCTAAAACAATAACACCTGTTGTTAGAAAGAAACCCGGAAGGCCAAGAGCCACAAGGGAGCAACCCTTAACACGACGGCAAGAACTGTTTGTTAAAGAACTGGTTTCTAAAGATGGACAGATAACTATGAGAGAAGCCGCTATTGAAGCAGGCTACCCCGCAGGCTCGGCACACACTAGAGCTTACGAACTAACCAATCCTAATATTAGTCCACACGTTGTAAACGCTATTCAAGAATATCGTGCCCAACTGGATGAAAAGTACGGGGTACATTACCAACGCCATATTAAAGACCTGCAATTGATAAGAGA